CTACGAGTTCCGAAGTCACACAGTGCCCCGACGAGGACCGGGCCGATGAACGTCCATTTGAACCTGTAGACACCGTTGGAGTGTATTTCCCGCACCTGGGTCAAACAACCATTAACATCAGTGAATTCGGATGGTTGGGAGAGCAACTCAGGGTGGCGTTCAGTTCCTGGTGCCGAGCATACGACATGCGTAAATACAGTAATCAAGTTGTCCACAAGTCGTGGGCTTTTGACACCTGGTTGTATGTGACGACGAACCATCGTGGTGAGATCGTTTCGACCCCCCTCAGCAAGTCTGAGTTGATCAGGACTGTCACCGAGGGGCTCATCCGCGCCAGGAGCACTCGGGCCACTAACACTCGCTTGGAGCGGTTGGAAGACAGGCCCGGTGGTATCGCATGTGGTACACCCACCCAACAAACTCCCGACACAAAAACCTGCCCTACCGAAGACGATCAAGGACACAAATTCGAGTTCTTTGTTACGAACAGCGAGGGTGGTGTAGAGCCCGGTGGGCATTTTCAGACACTCAGGGACATTGATGATGCGGTCACTGACTGTGTGTATGGTATTTCGAAACGTGTGCAATGCATTGGTGACGGCGTGTCCGACTGTGCAACCGCGTTGTACACGTGTGCCTTGAACCAGCCCAGGAGCTTTTGGGAAAGGTTGGTCGTGACCAGTTCTGTTGGTGCGGCGGTCACGTACGCCACAGGTTCACCAACACTTGGGGTCGTTGGTTCCACAATTGCCCACGCTGCGTTCGAGATCCATGACAGGTCACAAGCTTTTGATGCTGTCAATACCACCGCGTCATCGGGAATCAAACGAAGTTTAGTGAACCACGTGCTTGCGTTCGGGTCCCTGTTCGAGGATGATACCGAAGAAGACGGTGTCAGTGGTATAGGTCAATGTGTAAGCGATGACAGCACAGTGAGTAGTAGCGAGGACAGTGACAGGTTTGGACGGCGTGCCGCCGCGATGCTTGGTAACACTGACTACTTACACAACCCCGACCCGAGGATGTATGACGGGTTCTTGTCAGGGGGACCGAGCCAGCTGTTGGATAGGGACCGTGCCGTCATTGTGGGCACATATGACCCACTAATGACTGGTAGCAACGGGGTCAGTGCTGAGTACCGTCATGGCAAAATAGAACATCTCAGAGCTAGGTTCATGCACACCGTCGTAAAACGCAACGGTGTTTATGCCATAGAGTACTGCGAGAGAGCAAGTGACGGGACTTCATCGGTCTCACCACCCAAACTCAGCAGACCACTTAGTTTTGGGAAGGACCCTAATGGACTCAACTATGTCCGACATGAATTCATGGGCTTTGAGTATGCGACTTCCGTGGTGAGTGTGGGTTGCATCAGGGTTGGTGATTTCACGTACGCACACGTGGTCCCGCGCGCCAAATGGTTTTTGATTGGAGCGCTGGTCAGAGGGCTGGTCCCGCATGAGGAGATGGGTTACTATGACCCCACGCCCAACATCATTGATTCCGACCTCCTGATCAGTAGAAGGTGTGACAACGGTGTTGCGACAACATCCATAGGTCGCGTTAACGGTTATGCCAGCTGCGTGATCCACTCGAACGTATATGACCACATAGTTGAACTCTGCAGGACACACGTGTCAATTAACACCTTGCGGAGTTCAATCAGGCAGTTTTGTGAGGACCAGGGGATCGAAGAACCTAACCAATCTTTGGACGCGGGCATGTTGGCGGCGATTCTTAGGGCAAAGTTGACGCTCGGTGAGGTCCAATACACCGGTACGATAACCCCCAACGTTAGGCATGTCCTTGTTCCCAGTGTTGAGAGTTTTGAGATTGAGCCCTACACCAACATGAATGGACATTGTTGCGCTGATTTCTTCAATCTGGAGCCATCGGTTGGGGGTCAGGCCTTCAGCCTGCCCGATAAAAGGTCCCAGTTCACCTGCGCATCCGCGGTGGCTGGTCGAGTCAACTACACGACCTGTCTGCGGATGAAGCCTTTTCTGCCCAACGGTTTCGGTTTCTTTGACAAGCATGACATCACTGCCTGGTACTGCATAATCGGTAAGGAATTCATTGACATGTTTGTGGATGGCCACTCACTGGCATTTATTGCGGAGCCGGATGATGTCTTGATTGATTTGCGGCCTGAACAAATCAACAAGCACATGCAAGTCTCTATGGACCCGCGAGCAGTCGATGGTAGTTCCCAGGCCCACCTGAAGGACGAAGTTGGTAACGGTAAACACGGACGAGTAATCACAGAGGTCAGGAGTTTCTGGCTCCAACTGCTTTGTTGGGCGCTGTCGAGACTCTTCAAGGAACATTGCCCCGCGTATTGCTTCAGGGATAACATCAGTGTTGATGAACATATTACCAATCTGTACAACGCGTTCGTTGAGATACTAATTGTCATCGACCTCAAGACCTACGATGCAAGTCAAAACGCGTTGTTCAAGGTTTACGAGATGCTGTTGTCAACCTGTCCATTCCACAAGAGTGAGTGGGCGAAGATCGGTGATGCGCTGGAGGCGGAGAAATTCAACATGGTCAAGATGTTTGGCAAGAACTGGCGTGTGGTTTACAATTCGTTGCTGAGTAAGATGTCTGGCGCATTTAGTACCAGTCTGTTCAATACCGGTGGTATGATCATGGTGACGTACGTGGGGTACCGCACAAAAAGGCACATGGAACCTAAGGAGGCTTATGCCAAGGCTATGCAGAATGCACATGGCGGTGATGATGCAATAATAGCAGACATAACATTCCAGGAAATATCCAGTGTTGGTGAACCTTTCGGTATGATGTTTACACTCGAAAACACTCTGTCGCGAAAGGACCTCAGCACCCATAAACCCATGAAGTTTTTGGGACGCGTCATCTCAAGTGAGTCAATCAATAATGTTGGCGTGCCTGTTGTCTCCGTGCTCGATGCTGTGAGGACGCTGAAAACATTGCCCAACTTCAGGATGAGCGGAGTCAAGGACACGAGACTAGCTAAGACTCTGTACCCGGACAAATCCCAAGAGGATCATGAGAAGATAAGCGCCTTCATTGATAAGATGGCAAATATCATAATGTCCGGGAAAAACACCCCCGTGGTTTATAAGCTGGCATTGCGCACGGTTGAAATCATAAACTGCGAGGTATCGTTGACCGCGGAGGAACTATGGCTGCGTGGTTATGATCCCAGGAAGTGGAGATACGCGAACACTAATGGGTGTCTAATTGACGACGACCCTAACTGTACCCAGCGCAGATCACCTGACAGGGACGACGGTGAGTTCCTGCAGGATTTCAATGATGAGTTGGAAGCAATGACACCACCACGCTATTTCAAACATGACCTATTCGCGGAGCATCTCGCTCAAGCAGATAGTGTGTGGCAACTGATGCATTTGCCCCCGATGGTGCAGTTCGAGGACAATGATGAAAGCGACGTGCTTAGGAAACAGTTTTTCGAAGACACTATCGTTGCGGATGGCGACGAGATTGTAGATGAAATAGCCGGTAAGTTTCGGGCCGAACACAATAGGGTGACGATGGCGTTACACGACAACCAGGCCGATGGTGACCCGGTCGACGGCGACGTGAAGGACTTCGCTGATAGCATCAACAAAGATTCAGAGGAATTGCTGGCTGTGGCGGAGGAAACTCGTAAACTGATGGAAGGCAGGAGTGAGACAACTTCCAAAGACATGAGGAAGGCCGTCAAAAAGGCTAGATTCGCGATCAAGGACGTATTCGGGCGCATCATTAGGAACGAGATTGTACCAAAAGACTACATCGAGCAGTACATCCCGGGCGGGCCGTCCTGCGGTTTTAGTGAGGCTTCTGGCTACGGTCCGATGCCAACCGGTTCCTTCGAGATCATCACACTACAGTGTAGTAAAGGAGCCGGATGCAAGACGTATAACTTCTGGAATGACGAACACGGTGAACGTTGCTTCGAGCAGGGTGTGTTCTACTTTCAGGAGATTGACCTCGCATCCACAGACACAAGACAAGCCAAGTCTGGCAATTTCGATGAAAGGCTTCCTAAGGTGTGCTGGGCTTGTAAGGCTTTCTTCGCGAAGCGGAATAAGCTGGGTCCGAGGGGTGGTAAGGGTGTGAGCAACGACAAGACCGTCACGGCAGAACAGTCCCAGTGCGTTGGCACCGACGGTGCCCATGACACTTGCAAGGGCCATAACGGTCCGCGCAAGGGTAAGGGTAAGGGTGCCAAAGGGTCAGGTAAGGATGCGAAGGGAGGGAATACCAAGTTCCCGGCACCGCGTGTGACCACTGGCCGGGGCCCTGCCGCTTGGTCCGAGGGCACAAAAGAAAATAGTAAATAATAACTTGGGGCGTGGCCAGTCCGGTTTCCACGCCCCCAAGTAGTGGCTAAACATTCCCAC